ACCCCATATCCCAACAATTCTACTAAGTGGCTACCTATTGGCAGCGGGCANGAAAATTGACCCACTGAGGAAACAACTGACTTCTTTAAATACTCCATAATAATTTGTTTTTTTTATTCGTTAACTGAATATCCAAATAATGATACCTTTAGGGGTACCCACTTTTGGCTTAAAGTCATAGATGGGGTATTGTGGTGAGGTACCTCTCTCTCCCACGAATATTATATATTTCTAAAAAATTATAAAAAATTTTTACCAAAAATTACTCTTTCGCCATATATAAAGAGGTGCTTAAAAAATAATTTAAAATATTTTATCTTAGTCTAGCAAGGGTTTCAACGTATTTTAGTTATAAAGTTTATAACATAAGTTGCTGAGAAGTTTTTTTTATCGTACCTTTGCATCGTCCCTTGGGACAATAATACAAGACCCTGGGTGCACCTAGCAAGCTAGGAATGAAAGAAAGCAATAGGAAAAGAAAAGAGAGTAGCAATACAAGTACCTTAAGGCAAGGTGTATCAAATTAGTAATGGCAAAGAATAATATAAAGAAGGCATATATAGACATTTCAAGAGAAGAGTTTCTACTTAGATTTTTTGATCTCTGGAATGTACTTCAAGTCTCTGAAAAGAAGCTAAGTACTAAAGAAGCTAGAATACTAACTATATTCTTACTCTTGCCTGAGAAGTATAAATACTCACGTCTTTCGACTACAGCACGACGTATAGTATTAAATAAAGTAAATAAAGAGGGATGGAAGCTCTCATATCAAGGTCTCACTCAACTGGTAAGGGCTCTTAGCTTAAANAAAGTAATAACAGAAGATGTAGACGGGCAGAAGAAAATATTAGATGCCTTTGAAGCCTTAATAGATAAAAATAGAATAGAATTCAATCTAGAGATATATTTCAAGATTGATAATACAAAGTAAGATGGAAACTTTTATTTTTGAAGAAATTGACCGTAAAGAGAAGGCATTCATAGCAAAACATGGATCAGCCCCCTCCAGACTCCTGTTAGATAATTACTCTTATTTGCAGCTAGCAAAAGAACTTAATAAGGATTTGGTAGAAGATGATTTTAGATACTTGCATGATTGTTATGAAATTATAGTACATGGACTCTCGGAGGACGAAATTATTGAGTTTATCTCCTAAGTCTGTAGACGAGATCTACACAATACTAGAGGAGATACATGGAAAACCAGTAGGCATATTAAAGACTGTTACTGCACATCCATTTATATATATTAGAAAGATGATATCACAAGGTGCGGCAAAAGGAGCACTGCTCCATAACCTAGGATCGTTTGAAACCTACTTAATATCTGTAAACAGGCAAATACGACAAGTATTGACTGCTTATAGAGCAGGTAAACTATCTAGAACCAGTGTTACCAGAAACATCACAGCTCTATGGAAGCTTAGAGTAGAATGTATGAAACAAGAGAATAGATTAAAAGAAAAAATTAATGGGAAAGAAAGTAAACCATGAAAAGCAGAGAAGCTCCTATACCCCTAATAAGGTATATGCAAGTAATGGCACAGATATTACGGATGAAGAGAAGGAGGCTTATGAAGCAACTAAATTAGCGAATAAATCAAAAGCTCCTATGCGAGTAGAAGAGATAGACGAAAGAGACTACAATGCTAGTTTGTTCAACTTGAGTGAGTCCTTAACCTATATAAAGTTGCTTAACAACAACATAATAGTTAGGCTATTCCTACGCCCTAAGACAAAGGGGGGATTAATTTATACTAAAACTATATCTAAAGTAGACTTGTCAGATCCTTCTTCTATAAAATATGAGAAAGATGAGAGCGAATCAGCTTCAGCTATACATAGAGGCGTAGTAGTAAAATTAGGGGAATCCTGTTCTGATTTATTTAAATCCTCCATTAAGCCTGGGGATATAGTAGACCTAGTTATGTCAGTTAATCCTAATAACTACATGCTTTTAATTGATAAAGAGAATTTAACATTTGATAATTATTATTCTCTACCAGAAACTTATATACATTACGTATGGACGAAAGACACCAAGGATTACCAGAAACTGAATTCGACGCCCTGAACCCTAGAAGAAACGAAGGAGAACTCTACGAAGATTATCGTATAAGACTACGAGAACTTAAGACCGCTGAGAAATTCTATAAACGAGGAATGTTTCCTTGGCAAAGAGTAGGATCTAACGTAACAGTGGAAGAATATATGAATAGATTGAACAAAACAATTGAAGATGAAAGAACAAGAAGTGGGCATGTTGACAACATTGAGAGTGGACAGCATCCTGAAGGCATTGAGCCTAACGGAGATTTATCCGAAGAAGGCTCTCCTAAGGAATAATGTAGGAGAAGAGGTAGAGGAATGGATTATACATGAAAAAATGACATTTTCTACAGAAAACCGAGATGCTTTAAAGGCAAAATTATTAGATATATTATTAAATGATAACTAATTTCCTAATAGAAGTATTTAAAAAGAAAGGTCTTATTTATTCAGAACACGAAAACTGGGTAGGTAAGACCTACATTTTTGAGACAAAGGTCAAAGATCCAGTTTATGGAACTGTAGCTACTACGAAGACCATAAGTTACGAACCTACAGATATAGCTAAGGAAGTATTGATAGAGTCTACTCAGATAGAACTATTATCCACCATTATACAATATGGTAAAGATAGCATGATTAGTGCACTTCTTAAAAGGTTAGAAAAACTAAATTAATGGCAGACGGATTTTTTGATATAGTAAAAGGGGAACCTAGACTACGAGCAGAAGCTCTACTAATACCTGAAATGTATGCGTTATGGAAACAGGATAAAACTGCGGATAAGGAAATAGTGACTTATAAGGTAAGTTATATATATCACGCTATCAATCCTATATCTGCCTATGCTAAAATGGACCCGAAGAAGCGGGATATTCAGGTTATAGAGGATATGCTTACTAAACGAAAACTATCTATAGATCCCATACTAATAGCAGCTAGAGATAAATATAAATTCCTTGTAGTAGATTGTGATATGTCTGCTTCTTCTTTAGAAGCTATGGATATCTTAATAAACAAAATAAATGCCTTTTTTAAAGAGGTGGAAATATTAGATGGCAAGGGAGGTAACTTAGGGGGGCTTGTCAGTTCTGCTAAACAACTTAGAGAACTTCATGCTATTAGAGATGCCTTTAAGAAACAAATTGAGGAGGGGTATGATTCCGCCGTTAAAACAAAACGGAATATAGAGCCTAACATGTTTGACGAGGAATATAATTAATATGCAGATATATACAAAAGACTTAGCCCTCACACCTTACTCTAGAGAAGTAAAGCTAGTTTTTACAGATGATTTGAATGAGGCTAGATTAAGCTTTGGAATTACCCCTTATTCTAAGAAGAATTGGAATACTTATTATGCAGGAATAGCCTATGTAGATTATGGAGGTAGGAAAAGAGATAAGTTTACTTTATATCTTTTTATAAATATGCCTAAACAACTAACTCTTGGGTACATGCTAGATACTCTAGCCCATGAGATATCCCATATAGTAGATTACACATTCCAGGATGCTGGAATAGATACTGATTATAATAACAATGAGCCACATGCATATCTAACTGGCTATATCATGGGACAAGCGTGGCAATTGTACATGGAGTGCCAAAGCCCAACCTTCTGTACTAAAGATGGTTATATAGAGGTACTCCCTATTAAATAAAAAAGAATGTTAAGAGGAACCCTACAAGTAAGTAGTATTGCATACTCTTTAGAGCCTGCAAAAATAGAAATTCCAGAAGGAGTTAAGGTAAGTGCAATAGCTAGTCAGAACCCCGTAAGAAATTTACAATGGGAATGGATGCATTTTACTAATTCAAAGGTATTTTCACCAGCAGCTTCTGCATTTAGGCGCTATAAAGAGCAATTTGGAGAAGGAAGATATACAAATGCTATTAAGGGAACTACTCAATACCGAGAGTTTTGGCAAAAAGAGCGAAAGAGATGCCTTGAAGGATATACTGTAGACTTTGTTAGAATAACAGGGGAGCATTATTTTTATTTAAACTACTGTATGATTGAAAAAACAGTAGAAACTGAGGTAACTGGTACTGAAGATGATGTGAAAGAGTTTGATTTTCCAGATTTTACAGCTATGGACTTTTATTGGTTCTTAGAATTGGAAAAAAATGAGACTCCTACTAGATACGGGATGCCTAAGTCCGCTAAAAAAGGAATGATTGTAGCTAAAGCTCGTCGTAAGGGATGGTCTTTTAAGAATGCAGCAGGAATAGTGTATAAATTCTCTTTACTTAAGAGGTCATACTGTATTATTGCAGCTTATTTGAAGGAACATGCGGAAGCAACCTTTAAGATGTGCTTAAATATGATTAACTTTATAGATGAGTATACCGAGTTTAGGCAATCTAAGTTAGTTGATAGAAATGACTATATAGAAGCGGGCTGGATTAAAAAAGATGGTGGTAGAGAGACTAAGAAGGGTTCTAGATCTGTAATTCAGATTATGACTTTCCAGAAATCGGGCTTTAAGTCTGTAGGTAAATCCTGTACTAGGATGATATTTGAGGAAGCGGGCCTATTTGAGAATTTAAAGACTGCTTATACTATATCCTCCCCATTATTTAGAGATGGTACTAAGATGATTGGGTTACCTATTATATTTGGTACTGGCGGGGATATGCTTTCGGCTACTCAGGGCTTTGCTGAGATGTTTTATAATCCCAGACAATTCGGATTAGCTGAATATAAGAATATATATGATGAAAATTCTACAGGTAACTGTGGATACTTCATTGATGAGATGTGGTTTCGTCCTGGAGATCTGCATTTTATAGGCCCTATAGGGGGCGTAATGTACCAAGGAGTAGACAGTAACGGAAATCCTAATAGATGGTGTAGTGAGCTTGATTTGTTTGCAGAACGTGAAACTCTTAAGGGTCCTAATACTAAAACTTATTCACAGTGGATTACACAATACTGTCGTACCCCACATGAGGCCTTTATGTTACCAGAGGGTAACTATTTTCCAGTTGCGGAGTTATATGATAGACTATCTAGACTAAAAAGCGAAGATCATTATAAATATATAGGTACTGCAGGAGAATTATATTTCTCAAGTGATGGTACTGCTGTAAATGGAATAAAATTCGATCCTGATTTAAAGGGAAAATTAGCGCCGCTAATGACTTATCGGCTAAAAGATGATGAGCGAAGGGATGGCGCAATTATAGTATATGAAACTCCTATTCTAGATGAGGCGGGAAAAGTACCAGATGACTTATATATAATTGGGCATGACCCTTATGGTATAGATAATGATTCAGGGGAGTCCCTAGGAGCTGCATATGTTGTTAAGAGTCCTAAATATTTAAAATATGGGCATGACCAAATAGTAGCTTCTTATGTGGGTAGACCTTCTGGAGGTAACTCTATGACTACCTATAACACTAATCTAGAAAAATTATCTCAGTACTATAATGCTAAGATAATGTTTGAGAATGATAGAGGGGATGTACAGAATTTCTTTTTGAAGAAGAAAAAGTATCATATGCTTATGGAAGAGCCTGGTGCTACACTGTTAAAAGCAGTAGGTAAACGCTCATATAATAGGGGAAAGGGATGCACAATGTCACCACCTAAAATGAAACAACAAGCTGAGCTATACGCTTATGACTGGTTAATGGAGAAACGAGGTAAGACAATAGAAGGAAGAGAGATATATAATTTAGATCTTATTCCTGATATGGCTTTGCTAGAAGAATTTATAATGTATTCTAGGGAGGGCAACTTCGATAGGGTATCAGCTATGTTCATGGTAATCATAGCTATTAAAGAGAGATTTAATGAGCATGAAGAAATAAGAACAGAAAGAGATAGTTCTATGGATTTTTTGCTATTCAATAAAAAATTATTTCCAAATAGAAGGATAAATGAAGACAATAAAACAGCGCGTTTCGTACGCCTCTAAAGTATCTAAAGATTTTCAATGGGGGAAGGATAATATTTCTTCCTTCTCCGCATACAGTAATAGTGCTGGATACGGCACTAGTAGGCTAGATATGATGCTAAGATCATATAGACTATATAATAATGATATTAATGCAGCTGACTTCGAGGATGATTTAAATCCTTTGGGGTTTGAAATAGGGCAGCGTAAAGATAAGATTATGCCTTATAATAAAGCGCATAACAAAATTAATGTTCTTATTGGAGAATTACTTAAACGACCGTTTAATTATAAAGCTATTTTTACTAGCATAGAGGGAGCTTACGCAATTAAGGATGAGAAAATGAGACTGGTAAAAGAGTATGTAATTTCTCAGATTCAGAAAGAAGGCGAACTAGCCTATCTAGAAGGACAAGAAATGGCTCCAGAAGAATTACAGGCCAAACAGCAAGAGCTAGAGCAAAAATATGCAGGGGTAATGAATCCTGAACAGATAGATGACTATTTAGCAAAGACATATAATGAGCCTAGAGAAATAAAGTCTAATAAGATATTAGCTAACTTAGTTAAGAAAATAAATATTCCAGATAAAAAGAAAGACTCCTTTAAACATGGGCTATTATCAGATGAGGAGCATTGCTGGGTAGGAGTAGTTAATGGCAAACCTACTCTTAAGGTTTTAAATCCAATAGGGGTAGTGTTTGAGAAAGCCCCCGATGTTAAATATGTACAAGATGGCTCTTTTGCAGGATATAGAACGGTAATGCCTTTAGCAGATATACTAGATACCTATAAAAATCTAAAGGCAAAGGATATAAAGAAATTAGAAGAGCTTTATACTTCTGGAGCAACCTCTAGTTCTAACGGAGAACATTATCAATTTCCACACTTAGAATTACAGTATAATAGAGCAGATAACCGTTCTCATGGAGCTTATGGAATTGGATCTGGAGATGATATAGAAGTGTTTCATTGCGAATGGAGAAGCCAAAGAAAGTTAGGGTTCCTTACATACATAGATGAAGAAGGGGAAGTACAAACAGATATGGTAGATGAGAACTTTATATTTGATAAGGAGGATCCTAAGAATGTTTCTATAGAATGGGATTGGGTTCCAGAAATATGGGAAGGAACTAAAATAGGGGCTGGAACAGATTTGGAAGCTGTTTATGTGGATATACAACCAGTACCTTATCAAGAAGTAGATGTGGAAGATCCATATTACCAACCATTAAGATATCACGGGGTTACGTATAATAATATGAACACCAGTCAAATATCTACTATGGAGAGAATGCGTCCTTTTCAATTCTTATTTTTTATAGTGATGCATCGAATGAAACATTTACTAGCGAGGGATAGAGGTAAAGTAATGCCTGTAGATGTATCCAAAATTGATCCTAGGTATACTATTGAAGAAACTTTATTCTACTTGGATGAGATGGATGTATTCATACATAACTCTCTTTCAGGAGCGGAAAGTCCAGGAGCTGCCCATAGATCAGGACTAGATAATGGAATAGACAGGTCTAATGCACAACATATTGTTAACTATATTAATATTCTAAATTATTTAGATGAGCAAATAGGCGAAGTTGCTGGAGTAACTAGAGCAAGAGAAGGGCAAACTTCTCCATATGATGCTGTTACTAATACCCAACAGTCTATAATGCAATCTTCTACTATTACAGAGTTATTATTTTCAGTACATACATGTCACTGGGAAAAAGTACTTAACTCCTTGCTAGACTTAGCAATTAGGGTAGATAATGAAAATGGTGGGTTATATTCTTCAATAGAATCTGATTTTACCAAGTCAGTCTACAATGTGAAAAAAGGGGAAATGGATAATTGCAAATTTAATGTGTTTGTAGTGGATAATCCAAAAGATAATGAAGTGTTCCGTCAGATACAAGGACTTGCACAGCCTTTACTTCAGAATGATAAGGCAAGGTTCTCCCAGATTATTAAGTTGTTAAAACAATCTTATTCGATAGAAGAGCTTACTAAAGATATAGAAAGCTTTGAGGCGGTGATAGACAAACAGAATGAGCAGCGTTATCAACAAGAACAGCAAATGATGCAGAAGCAACAACAAGACGCTCAAAATGCCATTATGATGAAAATGAATCACGAGGCTTCGCTTAATAAAGATAATAATGAAACTAAGATCAGAGTTGCTGAGATTACTGCTTTCATGGGACAGCAGGACTTAGATGCAGATAATAATGGTGTTCCAGATCCATTAGAGATAGAGAGATTAAAGCATGAAATCGCTACCTCGGAACAAGACAGAGTATTAGAGCAGCATAAGATGAATGTAGAATCCCAAGAAAATGATAAGGACAGACAACTTAAAAGAGAAGAGATGCGGTCTAAAGAAAAGATAGCTAAATCTAAACCTAAGCCTAAATCTACTTCTAAAAAGTAATGGATATTATAAAGATAATTGAACTTTCTAACAAGTCCTCCTCTTTAAAAGAAGAAAGGATAAAGAAGAATTTTCCTAAAGTTAAAAAGATAGCTAAAGCATTACTGGAAGAATTGCCTGTAGTAATCTTAAGAGGAAATAAAGAATTATTAGTTTCTAATATATTAGAAGCTGAATTAATTTTATTAGACCTCTTCCAACTCTACGAAGAAGAAGGAATTGTACTTTATAAGATAAAAAAGTAATAGCACTAACGCTATATATAAGCAATATGAGTAATTATATGCTTGTTTTTGATAAATATTAATTGATTATTAACTAATTTTGTACCAGATGAGTAATGAAAATGATTTAGATTCCTTTGAATTAGATTTTACAGAAGACCCTAAAGATGAGATTGTAGTAGATCCACCAGAAGAAGTAACAGACACTTTAGAACCTACAATAACTTCAGATCCTACAACTGAACCTACTTTAGATGAAGATGAAGAATCCGATTTAATTAAAGCTAACTACGAATTTCTTTTAACAAACGGAGCTTTGGCTCTACCAGAAGATTACGAGTTTAAGTCTACTCCAAAAGGACTTGAGAAAGCATTAGCTGATTCTACAGAAAATCTAAAAGGGATTGTAGTAGAGGAGATGTTCAGTGCTCTTCCAGATCAAGGAAAGCAACTCTTACAATACTATTTAAATGGAGGTACTGATATAGAAGAATTTATTAAAATAAGTTCTGAACCATCTGCTGCCACTTTAAATCTAGAGGAAGAGTCAGACCAAGAATACGCTGTAAAAAGTTACTATAAAGCTACCACTAGTTTTTCTGATGCTAAAATACAAAAGCATATAGACGGCTTAAAAGCTAATTATTCCTTAAAGGAAGAAGCAGAAGAGTTATCTTTGGAACTAGACGAATTGAAGAATGCTCGAAAAGCACAATTTGTAGCACAAGCAGCTGTAGAAGCAGAGGCAAATAAAGCAGCCGCTGCAGAAGCTATGCGTTCGTTTAAGGAAACTGTAACAGGATTTCAAGAAATAAACGGAGTGCCTTATTCTAAAGAGGATGCTAACAAAGTTATAGAAGCTTTATATAGACCTATTAAGCTAAAAGATGGTACGGTAACTACTAGATTTAATTATAACTTAGAAAGTGCTTTGGCAGATCCTAAAAAGATAGCCTTACTAAATAAGATATTAGAATCAGATTTTAAATTTGATTTCTTATCTAGAAAGAAAGCATCTGAAGCAGCTATACAATTACATAAAAAATTAAAAGACACGCAGAATTTTAGAGGTAACATTAGAGGTGCAGAACCCTTAGTGGAATTTGACTATAAATCTGCCAAACTTGATATCTAATAAATTATTAAATAAAAAATTAAAACATGGCAACTAGTTCACAATTAAAAATTAAACAGTATGAAGGCTTTGGTGGTAATTTCGTTGATTCGGATTACCTAGCTGCAGCATATAAAACTGCAGAACCTGTAGTGTTTGAAGATATGTTTAGACAAATATATTCTTCTATGCACATGTTTGGTAATAAACCTGTCTTAAGTATGTTGACAGGTAATAAAATTACCATTCCTGGGGAAATTTACAGATGGCCCCTGCAAGGATCTGAGTATAAATGTTTGCACTCAACCGAAGTTGTAGAAACTTCAACTACTCCTGGTATTGGAGGTACGTCATTTAAGGTATGCTTAGATGAAGACTGGTTACTTCCTGGTGAAGTGATTATAGGAGAAGACAACGAGTATCTTATGCGAATTAAAGAAGGCCCTACTCCTAATGGAGAAGCAAGCTATATTTATGAAGTATATCTAGCAGAAGATGATCCTCAAAGATTTCTTCCAGTGGAGTTACTCGTAGTTGGTAAAGAATTTAGAAAATTCACAACTGCTTTACAATCTGAAATGAATTTTGAATTCGGAGGTCAGTACTACTCTTCAAGTTATATGCTTGAATCTCAGGTAGGCTTCTTCGGACAAGCTCTTAAAATCACTGATAAAGCCTTACGTGAGTCTGGCCGTATTGGTGTGCCTTTTTCCGTTAATGGAAATCGTGTAGAGAAATTTGTTCCTATGGCAGAAATGAAAATGTTTGACGAATTTGAAATGTCCAAAGAAGTTGCACTTACTTATGGTAAGCGTATGACTAAAATGGGCATTAATGGGTATCCAATTAAAACTGGTCCTGGTCTTCGTGAGCAAATGAAAGATGGCCATATTGATAGATATTCTGGACAAATTACAGAATCTCGGTTAAGAAACTTCTTACTTGACATTTTCTTCGCTCGTAATGATAGAAGCAACAGAAAAGTTCGTATTATGACAGGAACTATGGGATCATTAGCATTCCATACTATGTTAGCAAATGCAGCTACTGGTTTCTTGAAGATCGATACAAACTTTATCAAACCTACTTCTGTAGGCCCTACTTCTAATAACTTACAGTATGGTGCGCAATATACTAAATATATAGGCCCAGAAGGTATTGAAGTAGAATTGTTTTTGAATCCTCAATATGATAATTTCCAATATTGTCCTAAAGCAGACCCAATAGAAACTAATCGTCCTATTGATTCTTGGAGAATGACATTCTTTGATTTTGCAGCTCCTTCCTCAACTTCATTTGGTAGTAATATCAATTTGTTAGAAGTAGCTAATTCATATTCACATGGTTACATAACAGGAACTGTAGGTCCTAATGGTCCTATCCAAGGTGCCGCAACTACTAAATTAATTGGTTGTTACGAGCGTTGGGTACAAGGTTCAGCTGGTATACAAATCGTAGATGTTTCCCGTACAGGTGAACTTATACGTGATGTAGAAGCATAATAGAATAACCGATAAGCTATCTTAGCAATAACAAAAATACTTGTGTCTACCTTTATGATAGCTAAAAGGTCCACAAGGAAAATAATATGAAAGGTAAAATAGTACTTGTAAAGTCACGTCCAAGAGAGTCTGCATTAAAGATTCACGAATGGACTGCAGAGGGAGGTAAACCTCTTAATAAGACCAAGGTTATGCCAGGAGTAAAAGATGGATTTTCTCCATTATATTCAAGTTCTCTTGGTGGACTGCAAACAGGATTAACTAGTAAAGTTAAGAATAACTATAAAGAAACTTCGGTGGAAATATTAGGGCCTGTTTGGAGATATTTAAATGGATTAGAAGAGATATCTATTCAGGAAAAATTAGAATATGAGCATAATAGAGTTCCTGGGTTCTATACAAATAGAATGCCTAAAGAAAGGGATCTACCAACTTATATGTCAGAAATTAAATGGAAGTTTAATGACGGCACTACTTTTTTAGATTTAAATATACCTGATCAAGAATTATGTTATTATTGGTGCTTAAGTACTAAATATATAGCAAATTCTAAAAAGGAATTAGATGAGTACAAATTCCCAAATGCTATGTTTTACATTGCAGTAGATGGCGAAGATTCCGATCTTGAAAAATCTACTAATAAGTTAAAGCATAGAGCTGGAGGAAAACTTGAATCAGAAGTAATGACTGATGAGAATTTAGTTAATATAGCTAAGGCTTTAAACTGGTTTACTGGTCAAGCGTCTACTGCTTTATATAACGATATAAGTTCTAGGATAGAAAAAACTACTCATTCAAAGATGCGTCAGAAAGACAACGATGTAGCTTTATTTGCAGAGGTTGCTGATTTGTTGGATACAGATACTGGAAGAGTTGAACTATCTGCAAAAGGTCTGCTATTCGATCTAGCAAAAGCTAGGATTATAACAGAGGCTAAAGGTACATACACGTGGGCGAGTCACGGAATAATTATAGGCTACTCTAAAGTAGAAGCTGTTAAATTCCTAACAGACCCTAACAAAGAAGACGCATTGCGTTCTATGAAAGCAGAGCTTGCCGCTTCAATTTTAAGATAATTAAAACCAAATCGCCTTGACAATTCAGGAAATGCATTATACCTTTAGAGGTAAAGTAGATAAAATACATGGCCTTACCAATGATGATTTTGTGCCTGCACAAATAGACTGGCTTTTAAATTTAGCTCAGTTAGTCGAAGTTAAGAAAAGGTATTTACCATTTAATAATGCACGTAAGGGATTTGAAGGTATACAAAAAAGGATTGATGACCTAGCCACAATCCATGTAAAGAGTCCGCAAAAACAAGTAGCTATAGTTCCTACATTATTAGTAGGTACGCTATTAGACAGTAAAATATATGAATGCAAATTTTCTGAATTTGATTTTACATATATGTTCTTAACTGGCCTAAGAGCTAAAATATCAACTTCGGACACTTGCATAAAAGACATAGGGCTAACACAAATTCAAGAGGACGATTTAAATGACGGCTTAGTTAATGTAAATACTAAACCAGATTTTAATTGGGGTACAGCACTATTCACTATTGATGCCTCTTCCCAGGATGCGGAAGCTCCAGGAAGTATATATATATACTCAGGGGATTTCAATATAAGTGAAGTATATCCCTCCTACTTAAGATACCCAAGAAAATTATTTTTTGGGGGCTATGTAGGATTTGATTATGGAATAGCTGATCCAATTGTTTCTTGCGAGTTACCAACAATTATTCATGATAATATAGTAGACACGGCTTGCGAATTAGCGGCTGCCCCACTACAAGATCCTGAATTTTTACAGTTAGCAAAAGTTAATTCAGAAAAATTCGAATATTAATAACTAAAACTTAAATAAACATGAACAAACCTAAAAGATCTGTAGAGACTATGTTGTTTACAACAGGTAATGCCTCAGTTGTAGCCGATGGCGCTACTGCATTAGTTTCTAGCGCAGGAGTGTGCAATCTTTCTAGTGGGCAACTTGGAGTATTTGATGTAGGTGGATATGGAACTAACATCAATAACATAGCTATCAATACTGGTGATACCATAGTGGAATCTCCTCGTATTATAATAGCACAAGGTACCCCTTATTCTGCATCACCTGGAGCTACTGCTTTTGCAGGATTTTTCAGAGATCTCTACGAGAAATCGCATGATATCACTGGAAGAAACATTAAATTATTCACTGGTAAAGCCTATGTAGCACCTAGATTAGATGCTTGGGCAATTGGAGCAGATACTGCCGCAACTGACGCTATCGGAACCCCATTAAATGAAACTGAGTATTCTATTTTAGTTACCTTTAGAGGTGATAGAAGAGATACCCAAAATTCTGATAGACTTCGTGAAAGCATCAGAGGTACTTTTGTAACTCCTGATTATACTACTTTAGGAACAGCTAATCCCTTGGATCATTTGATTCAAAATTTAGTACATGACTTAAATAAAAAATCTAGGAATATTGTAAGTAATGGTAGCAGAGGTAATTTTCCTTTTGTAGCTTTTGCAGTTAATACTGGTTCAGTTGGTGCTTTCTCTGGAAGTGGAGAAATTTTATTCTCTGATTTAGATAATCTTGACGGTGCTATTGCAACTGGATATGGATTTTCTACTGATGCAGAAACAGCTGCTGCTAATAATAACTCTCAAATGGCTTTGGCTTTTACAGCTTTAATTGCGGATACGAAATCTGATTTTGATACAGACTCAGAAGTAGTGCCTATTCTTTTAACTAGTGCTGGTACTAATACCATCGGTGCAAATGCTATAGCAATAATTGCTTTAGATGAAGAATTGGCTTACGTTGATTATGCAAAAGATACTAAAGTAAGACTTGAAGTTTCTTTAACTTCTGGATTTCTTACTTCAGTTGGAGTATACTCTGCTGGTTCTATGAGAGAAGGTAGTGGTGTACCACGTGTTTTAGAGATTATATACAAGAACACAGTGGGACAACGCAAGTATTCTCAAAACAGAGAATTGTTTCCAGTGATTTCGGCTCCTGATTATGTAGTAGATACCGCAATTTATGACACTTTTGTTATAGAAACTTGGGATACTCACGTAATTGGTACTGATTCTCCAAATGAAACTTCTCCACAGCGTTGTTACATTTTTGTACCTAGCGCGGATACAACTACTAAAAACAGTTTGGAAGCTGTCCTTAATTCATATTTTGGACCAATAGGCATTCCTGCAGTAAATATTTAATTAACCTGCTAAACTAAAAAAAACAAATGGCAACTAAAAAAAGAAAAGGTTACTTTGGCGGGAAACAATCCGCTACTGTTACATATAAATGGAATGCACTTGACAGTAATGGAGTTGCAAATTCAACTCTTGCTGCACACCCATTAGGTATAAAATTCCCTATTGGAACTGTAATTACCAATGCATTTTATGATGTTATAACTACTTTCACTTCTGCAGCAGATGGAGCAACTATATCTTTTGGTATAGGAGCAGCTACAGATTTGAAGACTGCGACCGCAATCTCTGTAGGTACTACCTATGATGATATAGCAGCTACGGTAGCTTTTACTCCAATATCAGCCGCTACTTCTGTTAAACTTTCTGCGGAAGCGGAGTTAACAGCAACAGTAGCAGTTGAAGCTCTAACAGAGGGGGAACTGACAATTTGTATAGAGTATTGGGTACCTTAAATATCCTATACTATAACTAACAAACCTTAAAGGCTAGGTACAAAAAATTGCCTAGCCTTTTTACTTTAAATTTTAAAATAATAATATAAAATGGCTGAACAAATTTATTTAGATAGACGAATCACGGTGTCAAGCACAGATTCGTTTCTTGGTACTGCCAATCGTCTTAATTTAAATTCTTTTATTAAGAGTGTTATAGACGATTCCACTACTTCCATAGTTTCACTAGTACTAGCTGCGGGAACAGCTTCCCTACCATCACTGACTAAAACAAGTGATTTAGATACAGGTGTTTATTTTCCAGCAGCTAATACTGTAGGTGTTTCTACAGGAGGTACTGTTAGAGGTAAATTTTCTTCTTCTGGGTTAGAGGTAGATAATATCACTGAAATGACCGCAGCTGCTAATATCACCATAGCTAAAGCAGTTATATATAAAAATACTGCTGCCGCTATCAATGTAACTGCTACTGCTACTGCTGCTCAAGTTAAGGGGGGATTAATAACCTCTACTTCTGTTGCAGGTGTTACTATAACTCTTCCTACAGGAACTCTTTTAGGAGCTGCTTTAGGAGCTACACAAGGAACTGTATTTGATTTGGTAGTAGATAATACTGCAGGAGCAAGCACTGTAACTATAGCTGTTGGAGTAAATACTATACAATCTGCATGGGCTGTTTATCAAGATGTTGGAGGTGCTCCTTTAGATGTTGTAGCAAGTGCTGCAGGAATTGGTGTATTTAGATTTATATTTTCAAGTGCAACCGCTTGCACATTTTGTAGAATAGCTTAAAAAAATAATAAATGGCTTTAGCTCCAAAATTTACAATAACTATTGATTGTAACTACTCAACCGTAACTTTTGTAGAAACCACTGGGGTTTATGACGCAGCTACTAATTTAGGAGGATATACTTCTCCTAATATAGCAACTGGTGATGTAGATTCTACAGCGCTTATAATTAAAAACGTATTAACAGATGTTACTTTTGATACTATAACCAGTATTACTGCTTCTAGTTCGGGGGTTACTCACGCGTTTGCGCTTACTGCTTTATTAGTAGATGGGGTACAATTATATACCGACTACCTTTTAGATGGTATATATGACATAACTTATAATGTAATAGACGGTATTACTACATATACTTACACTATTAGAAAATTATCTTTAGGATATTTGTACGGCCTTTTAGCCAAGGGGATGCCTAATTTAGGCGGTTGTAGTTGTAATAACAACTATTTAAACTCCTGGTTAGAAGGCTTTGCTATGCTAAAAGGATTGGAAGGAGCTTCTATATGTGATACAGATGCTTTTATAGAGATGTATGATAAAGTTAAAAATTTTCTACTAAACATTAAATGTAATTGTTAAATGAATAAAATAAATAAGAATATAATTAATAAGGAGGTAGAAAATGTGTAACTGTACAGGCTCATGCTTAGGATCTTGTGTTATAGATCTTACAGGTATTGGACAAATCGGAGCTACAGGCTCACAAGGCGGATATGGGGGTTACTCAAGTGTGTGGAATTACTCTACATCTACTGTTTCTGGTACTACTTCTGGACAACTTAGATTTAACAGCGCTACTTATGCTTCTGTTACGACTATGTATATAAGTAAAACCAATGCTGATACAACAGATCTTAATGCTTTTTTAGCAAGTTTATCTAATGGAACTTATTTTGGAAAAATTAGAATATTTAAAAAGTCTGATTCTTCTAAATTTTGGGAAGGAAATATAACTGCAGTTTCTGCAGGAGCTACTGAGTATACGTTAACTGTATCTTATATATTAGCAAATTCCACTTTCGCAGCTTCAGACCCTATTGTATTGTCTTTTACACCAAATGGACTAGGAGCTAAGCCTGTATATTTTACTCATGGAGGCACCCTTTTAACTTCCGCTACTACTGGTAGTTGGGTAACTCCTGTAGGTGCTTCAGTGACATTACCAGCGGGAATGTTAGTAACTGTAGGAGATTATACTGAGATAGTGGTAAGAGGAATTATGGGAGCTACTGCAAGTCACGTTATAGCAAATGGAATAAGAGGCGATATAAACGGAACTTCTATAGGAAACCCCTATCTAGCAACTGTTTTCATTGAAGATGAGTGCTTTTACCTCGCAGGAACTCCTTCTGTATTATCTGGGGAGTATTACCTTAAATTTTATCTAGAGAGATTAACCTCTACTACTTTAATAGTGTATATAGATAGCATATTAGATGGAACTGAGTATAGAACTTATGTATCGAATAATTCAGGGCTAACTGTTAATAACCTAGACACTTTAACTAATACTTTTAATATTCAAATATATAATGGAGACAGTACCTCTACTGTAAAAATTAGTAATATTAAGGCAATAAAATACTTACAATGATAAAAAATACACATTATATAACTCTATCAGTATCTCCTGCAATATATGGTATTGCCATGTCAGATAGTATATTAAAAAACTATGTGCTAGGAGGAACGCATATTATGGCAGGAACTATATCCTTTAATTTACCTACCGCCACTTTAGGAGCTAAATTTGATATTCTATATAATGCAAGCTTATCTAACTATGATGCTGCAGGAGTAAGATATTTAACAATAGGAGGTAATATACTTCCTAATGAGTATGCAACTAAAAGATGTTTAATTCGTTGTGAGGTAGGAACGGATATTCTTTGGAAAGTTTTATTTTTACCCGATTTGTCTCAAACAGGGATAATAACCTCAGCTAATATATTAGACGGTACTATACTAGCAGCAGATATAGCTTCTAATGCCATTACTACGGCTAAGATACTAGATGACAACGTAACTTTAGCAAAAATAGCAGATATTGCAGATAGTAGTATTTTAGGAAATGTGTCAGGAGGAGCAGCTTCTCCAGCAGCACTAACTGCTACACAAGTGCGCACATTATTAGCACAAAATGTTACACTTTCTGGAAATGTTACAGGAACTGCTACAGAGACCGCAGGAACAGGAGTTACTACTATGGCTACCACTATTGCAAATAATGTAATAACTGTAGCCATGTGTACAAACACAGTAAATACAGACCTAGTAACTTGTACTGTGTCCTTAGAAACTGGAGCGCTAACTGTTGGAAGTAGCTATGTGGGTCTTAAAGTACCATATGCTTGTACTGTAGAAGAGTGGGGAATATCTGTCCTAAGTTTAGTAGAAGCTACAAATGATGCTACTATGACCTTATTTAATAACGCAGGAGTTTTAATGGGGAGTTCTAGCCTAACAATCACGGGGGGTACAAAGCCAAGTACCTCTGCGCCAGCGTCCTCCTCTTTTTTTAATTCATCTAGTATAACAAGTAATAATTCACTAACGGCTGGGCAACTTATTTCTATAAGAGCCCAAAAAAGTAATGCAGGTGGATTACTTATGGCTAACCTTAAAATAAAAAGAACATAATTATGCATGGATTCGGAATAAGAGTAGTTCAATCAGGCGAACAATTAGCAGCATTAGTTAATATTGCTTCTATGCCCTATACTGTAGCTACAGATGCTAGAACTGCTCAATCAGCAGCAATAGGAGCAACCTCATTATTTTCAGTAGTAACTACTGGAATGTATGAAATTTCATTTAGTGGAGCGGTAACAACAGCTGCTACTACTTCTTCTAAAATAGGAGACTTTCAAATTAGATATACAGATCCTACAGACAGCGTATTAAAAACAACTTCAACACAAAATAACGTAAGCAGCTCAACAGCAAACACAACTGCATCCTGCATCTCTGGAACTTTATCTATACATGCAAAGACAGGCACTAACATTGATCTCATAATGGGATATACTTCAGCTGGAGCAACTGCGATGGTATATAAACTAACCACTAAAATTAAGTTTATACCATAATGACTAATTGGTATTTAAAGATACAGGGTAATCTAGTAAAGTTTAGAGATAAATATTTCAGGCCTGCGGATTACATTGATTTAAACCAGCATATAAAAGATGTTATAAAGGAAAAGGGCTATATAACAACAACAGGAGTAATACCCTCTTCCCTTACAAAAATTAATGATACTAATGTTACTCTTACATTAACAGGAACGCCTTTAACAGCATTATTACAACCTACAGGATTAACTTTAGGATGGACAGGAACTTTAGCAGATGCAAGAATAGCTAGCGCTACTATATGGAATGCTAAAGAGCCAGGAATAACAGCAGGAACAGTCTTACAATACTGGAGAGGAGATAAGACTTGGGCTACATTTCCCACTAATGTAAGTAGTTTTACTAATGATGCAGGCTATACAACAGCAGCAGCTGTAGGAGCAGGATATCAGCCTTTAGATACTGATTTAACAACAATAGCAGGACTTACAGCAACAACAGATAACTTTATTGTTTCAGCTGCCTCTGCTTGGGCAAGTAGAACAGCAGCACAAGTAAAAACTACATTAAGTTTAGATAATGTTACTAATGAAAGTAAAGCTACTATGTTTACCAATCCTGTTTTTACAGGAACAGTTACAAATTACAATAGTGTAGCAACGGTTAATAATGGAATACCTTCAGAGGTTGCAGTAGTTAATTTAACAGGGCAAACTGCGGGAAT